CGAATCCAAAAGCGGCTCGGACAGCAGGCAGTAGAAGGTCAAGGCCCCGGAGTTAGCCGACCCGGCAACCCCGAAGTCCTCGGTCATCTCCTTGGCGTCCGCCAGAAACTCAGAGTAAAGGGACATCCTACCCTTGGCTAAAATGGCAAAAAAAGAGGCCCCCAAGCGGGGGCCCCGTTCTTGCGCTCAGGCCGCTATTAGGCGGTCTTGAGGCGGACGAGCGAACCAGCGCGACCCACGGCGGCTCCGAAGAGGAGGGTGGCCGTGATGTTGTAGAGGCCCGACTGCTCCTGGCCCATGATGACCTGGACGGACAGACCCGTGTCGGCGTCGGTCGCGTTGGCGACTTCCCAGCCGGGGATCTCGGTCATCGGGAGGGCGGAGGCCACGGCGATGGCGTCAGCGCCGCAGGCGAATCCGGCGAGGGACTCGCTGTTGTTCGGCAGGCCGGCGAACTGGTAGACGTTGGCACCGGCGAGCTGGCCGATGTTGCCCGACTGGATGACGTTCGCACCGAAGCCGTTGGCGCCGACGATAGAGGCGTCCGCGCGGAGGTCAGCGACGTAGGTGCTGTTCAGGACGAGAGCGCGGGGCTGGGCAGCGCCGGCGTCGTCAAGGGTCTTCTGGGAAGCGACCGCTTCGGCGTAGCTCAGGGAGGCGCCGGTGACGGTGCTGGTCGAGTAGTTCGCGTTGGTGATCAGCGCGGCCACTTCGTCGAGGCACTTCTGCGAGAGGGCGTTGGCGGCCGTCACGGCGAAGTTCTGGAAGAAGCTCATGCCGTACTCGCGGATGTTGAGGGGGGTCACGCGGGTCGAGACCTTGAAGTGCTTCAGGGTCACGTCCGTCTTGGTGACGGTCGCGTCGTCCTGGGTCAGGTAGCCGGAGGCACCGAACTCAGTCGCGGTGGAGGTGCCGATGAGGGGCACCTGGATGGTCTTGCCCTGGCCCGAGATGGACGAGGAGAAGACGGAGGAGAAGCCCGAGAGGACCGGGAGTTTGTACTTGATGGACGCGATGACGCTGTCGGCGAGGACAGAGGGCGCGGCCTGGATGGAGTTAGCCATGATTAGGTGTTAGGATTGAGGGTGAGAGAAAATCAGGAGACGCGCATGGCGGCCATGATGGCGGCCTTGTTGGCGTTGAAGAAGGCGGTGCGGGCGTCGCCGGAGAGCGCCATGTACTTCTCGAGGACGCTGCGGTTGTCGGCCACGGACTCCACGCCGTCGGCGGGAGAGACTTCAATAGGGGCCACGCCCACGGACGCGGCGATCTTGGCGGCCTCGGCGGAGGCGCTGACCTTGGACGCTTCGAGGCCGATGACCTTCTCGGTCAGTTCAGCCACGAGCTTGTCGCTGGCCTCGATGGCGCCGGACAGCTCGACGATGCGGGCGTCCTTCGCGGCGGCCTCGGCCTTCACGGCCTCGAGTTCGGAAGCGGCTCCGACCGTCAGCTTCTCGACGGTGGCGCGCAGGTCGTCGCGCTCGGCGAGGACGGCGGCGGCTTCGGCTTCAATCTTGGCCAGCTGTTCTTCGATGGTCATCTTATTCTTTGAAAGGTTGGCAAGTGCGGCCTCCTCGTCCAGGCGTGCCGCGGTCCGTTCAGCCCACTCCGCGGTCCGCATGATGTCGCCGGAAGTCGGCCCGCCCCACAGGGCCCACGCCACGGCACCGGCTCCAGGGAAGTCTTCGTTGCCCGGCTTGTTCTTCGGGGCGTCCATGTCCGCACGGTGACGGCGGAACCACGGCCCCATGCGCCGCACCTTGTCCTCCGAGATGCTGCCCTCCACCATGTCGCGGGCCTCACGGATCGTGCGGTCAACCACCCCGTCCCCGGACTTGCCCTCGGCGTGCCACTCGAGCCCGCGCCTTGCGGCCTCGGAAACGTAGTCAGGGACCGGGACGGTCTGCGGCATCAGAACTTGGCGAGCGCCTCGCGGAAGGAGTTAGCCAGTCCGGTGACGAGACCGCGGCTCGCGGCCTGACGCCCGGAGAAGACCTGGCCTTCCATGTCCTCGTCCTTCACGCGGGTGCGGACGGCGCGGACGGCGGACTTGAAGTCGCCGTGAATCTCGTCCACCCCGGCCTGCAGGTTCGCCACCTGCTCCTCGGTGAGGGTCGTGCCTTCGAGGCCGGCGGCCTTGAACTTGCCCGCCTTGATGACCTTCATTTCCACGCCCATCTGCTCGTAGGCCTTGGTCAGGTCAGGGACGACGAGGTAGACCCCGACGCTGCCGACCGTGGCCGAGGGAGAGGAAAGCACCTGGTCGGCCTGCGACCCGAGCCAGTACGCCGCCGACGCCATCTCGGTGTCGGTGTAGGCCAAGGTCGGGACGGAGATGCCGCGAATCTTGATGGCCAGTTCCTCCACGCCCGTGACCGTTCCGCCAGGGGACGAGATCTGGAAGGCAATCTTCTGCACGTCAGGCGCCTCCTCGAAGGCGTCGATGGCCTCCGAGATGTCGTCCACGTCCACCGCGCCCATCATCTTCTCAAGGGGTGAAAGACCCTTACCGATGACGCCGCTGACCGGGATGATGCCGATGCCGTTCTGGACGTACGGCTGCGGGGCCTCGCCGAACAGCTTTGCCAGCACGTCCGTGAAGCCGAACTTATCGGCCAGCGCCGCGTGGTCCTTCGCCTTGGAAGGGTCGATGAGCAGGGCTTCGCGCCCCTTAAGGCCGTTAGTCAGGAATCGCATCAGGGAGTAGGTTCGGCGGGAGGAGGAGGTAGGTCGAGATTGTCGGAAACTTCCGAGGGGATCTGGTCGTTGGCCTGCCCCTGCTGGAGCCAGTTGAAGCCGGGCTTGTAGAGCATCCACACCGGGATCCCCTTGTCCTTCGCAAGGGCGATGATGTAGTTCATGTCGTCGGCCCGCTTCTGCATCTCGCTGCGGAAGTCGAGGCCGCGCTGGGCGTAGAGCTCAGACATGGACAGCAGGCCCATCTCAACGTCGTTGCGGTCGTTGGCTGCATCGCGGCCGGCGTCCACCGTCACGCTCTTGGGCGTGGTCCAGGACGTCACGTTCCACTTGGGGTCGTCCGGCAGGTCGCCGTTGGCGATGCCTTGCCCGATTACATAGCCCCAGGTCGGAATGCAGAAGGAGTCGATGAGCACCGTCTGGTACTTGCCGAAGACGCGTGACGCCTTAGCGGTCACAAGTCTGACGACAGCCCCGCCGATCTTGCTCGGGTCGTTCACGAACTCGTAAGGCAGCACGCCCATCGAGACGTCCTTCTCCAGCGCCGCAAGGAAGCCCGTGAAGGTCGGGTTCGGACGGTTCGACGCGAAGGACTGGAAGTCCTCACCGGGCTCAAGCGCGATGAGCTTCCCGCCCATCTGCGAGGAAAGGTTGTCGTACGTCGCGTTGACAGAGGCGCCGAGCTCGAAGGCCATGTTATCGTCAACCGTGCCATTGCCACGTTTGATGACGCGCGTGACGTCCGAGTTGTCCTTAACCGCCATCTTCTCGAGGGCCAGTATCTCCATCTCGTCCTGGATGGAGTTGATGCTGTGCTGCATCATCGGGACGCCGCGCGCGCCGCTGGCGTACTCGTGGTCCACGACGTGCATCATGGCGTTCGCCAGGATCTGCCGGCTGGAACCGTCGGACCGAATCACGTTGAAGTAGCGCAGCTCGCCGAAGGGGCCGAAGCCCACGCCGTCCCATTGGCCCTCGGGCGGCTCGACGTTGGGGTCGTCCGCCACCCGATGCGCCTCGATGAGCTGCACCTTGGCCTGCCCCGCGCCGTTGCGGACCTTGGCCGCGAAGGCGTCACCGTCCCGGACCATCGCCCGGAGCAGCACCGACTGGCATTGGTAGAATGAGAATCGATTGGTGACGTCCAGACGCTTGGTCTTCTCGTGGAAGTACTCCTCGTACCGCTTGGCCTTCTCCGCGTCCTCGGCGTGCGACTGCGGACGGATGCCGTCGCCGACCGTGTAGAGCACCATGTCCCCGAGGATCTGCCGGAACAGGCCGGAGTTGCGCTCCGCCCAGCGGCACTTCTTCACCATCGCCAGACGGTCGTAGGGCTTCAGGTCACGGCGCAGGTCCTGCGGCGCTGAGCCGAAGATGATGCGGCGCTGATGCGTCGAGCCCACCGACTGCCAGTCGCCGTATCCGGCCTGCGGCTTCGGCGTGCCCTTGCGGGCCCCGGTCTTCTTCGTGGGCGTGGTCTTGCGGCGTGCCATAAATCAGTCCTGACGGTTCTGCCAGGAGTTCGTGATGACCGTCCGACGCGCCCCGTAGGTCGCAGGGTCCAGACGGCTCAGGGCGAACATCGCCTCCGAAAGCATCTCCTTAGGCGGCATCGCGAACTGCTTGGACGCGGATGAGCCGCTGTCGCTGTACGACATCAGGGTCTTGCCTTCCGTGATCAGCGCCAACGCCTTGGCCTTGATGTCCAGAAGCTCGCACTCAGTCAGCCCGATGAAGATGCCAGAAGCCATTTAAACCTTGGGGGAATGGCAAGGGAGAGGCGGCACCCCCGTTCCCCATGCCCTATGGTCAGCCAACAACGACTGAGAGGTGCCGCCCCTGAACATCATCCTGCAGGGGTATCGGCCCCAGTCAAGTCGCCCTCAGCCGCCGCCTCCCGGCCCACGATGCCCCAACGGACCGCCGCCAGCAAAGCCAGCAGCTCGCAGTCCAGGGCGTGGTTGTCCTTCTTCCCCGCCGGCAGTATCCAATGCGGCTTCCCGCTGCGGCCGTCCCGCGTCCGCACTTCGGAGTTCAGCTGCTCGACGTACTCAGGCGCCGCGTCCCGTGAAAATGTGAAGACCCGCTTTGACCGCAGGCCGTGCAACAGGTCCTTGCCCGCAAGGTTCGACCAGACGATGAGCTCCGCCTTCCTCGGCAGACCAGGGACCACGATCCGCTGCTTCTCGGAGTAGAAGCGCTTGGACGTCTTGCCGTCCCTGTCCGTCACCGTGAAGTCCTCGTTGCCCGACCCCTTCGCGCACTTCCACCCGCGCTTCGCCGTCTCGCGGTAGACCTCGGACGCGTTGTCGCCCGCGTCCACCAGCACCAGCGCAGGGTGCACCCCCGCCGCCTTGAGCATCGCCTCGACGTTGCCCCAGGACTCCACCCGCGAGAAGGCCATCAGCCGACTGTGCCCGGTCTTCGCCCAACGCCGGACCGTCACCCAGAAGTGACCTCGCTGCACGTCCACCCCGGCCGTCCTGAACGGCAACGACCCCGCCGGCGCTCCTTCGCGCTCGTGCACCTTCGCCTTCGGCGTGATCACCGCCTCGTGCTCCCAGTCGTCCGCCATCGCGTAGTCTCCGGCCACGGCGCTGCTCACCATCTCGCCGCCCTCCTCGCTCCAATGCTGGGCCAGCCGCTTCATCTTGAAAATCATCCTGGGGTTCTCGTCGCCGAACACCTCCGCCGCTTCCTTGGCCTTGAGCATCAGCACGCCGAGCTCGCCCCAGCTCATCGTCGCAAGGGAGTTCCAATGCAGGCCGATGTGCCCGGCGTTCGATGACGGCTTCGTCGCGATGAACGTCCCGCCGGCGTTGGCCTCCAGCCGCGTGGCGTTCGTGTCAGGCAGGCGTCGAAGACATCCAGCACACTCGTAGGTCGTGCCGGCCGCAACCGCCGCATGGTCCCAGTCGGGCCCCTTCTTCGCGTTCTCCGGAAACCTAACCTGCTCCCAAAGCCATGGCTGGAGATGTCGGCAATCTTCATGAGGACACTTGAAGTTCCAGTCCCGGCAGTCCGTCGAGTCGTGCAGCTGAGCCCACTCGCTCCCGGCACGCCCGCCCTGGGACATGAAGATCCGCTTGCCCATCCAGCCGAACGCCGTCACGCGAGCGCTCGCCTCCGCGATGTGACCCTGCGGCCACAGCCAGCACTCGTCGCCGATGACGTACCGCAACGACAGGCGCTGAAGGTTCGACTCGTTCCAAGCCCCGCGGCAGTAGAGCGTCATGCGGTCGAAGTCCACCGTCACCGACCTGTCCTGGTCATCGTCCTTCAGCCGCGACTGCACCGGCTCACAATGACGCCACAGGGGGCGCAGATAGCGCAACGCGAAGTCCTTGGCCTCCGGGTCGTTCGCCTGGAGCACCATCGTCGGGCCGCTGGCGTTCGCCACGATGTGACACGTCAGCAGACGGGCGAACAGCGACTTGCCCGACTGGATGCTGGCCAGGATGGTCAGCAGTTTCGTCTCGGGGTCTGCAGCCAAGCGCAGCGCCTCCGCTATCCACGGCGTGCGCTCCGACCGGAACGGCCCCGGCAACGGCGAGTCAGGGATGGCCGCCACGTTCGCCTCAAGCCACCGCACCACATCGCCGTCGTCCGCAGGCCGCAGCACTTCCCGCCCGATCCGCAGAAGGTCGTCGGACCTCATCGCCCGGTCCTCTCCTTCTCGGCCAGACGCGCCAGGGTCTTGCGCCGTCGGTCGGTGAACGGACGGGACGGCGCCGGCATCCGCTTACGCGGCGTCTTCTTACGCTTCGCCATGCTCGCTCAAGTCGGCCTTCACCCGACGCACCCACGCCTCCAGCGCCTTCACCGCCTTCGCCGGGTTCTCAGGGTTGACCTGTTCGGCCACGTCCAAGGCCAGCTTGTCCAGTCGGTTCACCACGTCCCCGGCCAATCGGCGCATCGCCTCAGCCGCCTCCTTCGCCGAGATGAAGTCACGCGCCAGAATAGCCCGACGCTCCTGCTCCTCCTCGAGGTTGACCAGCGTCTTAAGGGACTGGTTGTACGCGGTCTGGTACTTCCCCTGGTTGGTGTCCCCGGTCTCCATCGCCGCACGCCATACCGCCTGCGCCTGGGCAACCAAGCGCCGGTGCTCCGCGATCGTGCCGGCCAGAGTGCCGTCGTCCAGCGACTCGGCCGCCGCCTTCGGTGCGCTCGACGTCCGGGCAGCACGCCGGGCTTCCCGCCACGCCAACGCGGCCTCGATGGAATCGCTCGGCATGCCGTCGCGCTTCAGGATTGAGACGCGCTGCGGCGTCACGCCAAGCGCGGTCGCGAGGTCCAGGTTTGTCAGGGGCTTGCTCAATACGGTGGTTTTGTGGGGGTA